TTGAAAATTTTGAATAAGGCTCTAATTTTCTGGTTATTATCAAGCTTGCTAATATCAACCATCTTTTTAGCCATACGTTGCCCTCCAGTATATATTACACTCATATGGGCCATAAGTTGAATTATTAGACGTTTTAATTAAGTAAGTGTATAATTTTGTATAATTATCATGAAAAGTTATTGTTATGAATGTGGTACCAAGCTTGAGTATCCGGTAGGTCAAAAGCCTAAATTTTGTCATAATTGTGGTGCGTCTCTATTAGGAGGTACTGCAACCGCTAAAAAGCAGCCTGAGCAAGACATAGTTGAGGCAGCGGAGGAAGCTTTAGACCCACCTGCTAACGATGCCACTAGCGTGCCTAACATAAACGGTTTACAATTTACAATTGACCACGCTAAACCTAACACTTTTAAGTTGGGTCAGGTAATCGAACAAGCTGTTTCCGAAATAGAAGCCTCACAAGGAAGCATAGAGCCAATGAACATCCCGCCTCAAAAGCACGGTGGCAAGAAAAGTAGTCGAAAGAAGTTTCTCGAAAACTGGGAAAAAGAAGGCGGCACACTAAGGAGCAAAAAACCAAGAAACGATGTCTGACTCTAAGATCGAATTCGAAAACCATATACAGGTTATCGATGCGGAAATAAACAAAAGGAGAAGCAAGTGGAATTTGAGCGTGTTAGCTTGGATGGATTTTCAAGACGTGGCTCAAATCTTACGCATTCATATTTATAAAAAATGGCATCTTTACGACCCATCTAAACCACTGGGTCCTTGGTTAAATAGGATAATCTCTAACCAAATCAAAAATCTAATTCGCAACAATTATGGAAACTACTGTCGACCATGTTTAAAATGCGCTGCCGCAGAGGGAGAGGATTTGTGCATAATTTACGAAAAACAAGACTCAGCTTGCCCTCTTTATTCTAACTGGGAAAAAACTAAAAAGAGTGCACACGACGCTAAATTACCGGTTCCTTTGGAAAACCACACGCAGGAAGTTTTTACTAGAGACTACGAAAATATAGACATGGAAAAGACTGCTCAAAACCTACACGATAAAATGCAGCAATCTTTAAGACCCATAGAATGGAAAGTTTACGAGCTTTTATACATACAGCACCTAGACGAAGAAGAGGTCGCCAAAAGAATGGGCTATAAGACCACTGAAAAAAATAGATCGCCGGGGTACAAACAAATTAAAAATATAAAAAAGAGCATCATCACTAAGGTCAAAGATGTTATTGACCGAGGAGACTTGGATATAATTTAAAATGAGCGACAATCAAAACAGTCCTGCTCCACTTACTGAGGAGCAAAAGACCAATATGGTAAACGAGTGGAACGAGAGAAAAACTAATCCTCCTTCGTTAAAAGAAATGATTGACGTAGCTTACCCGGGTCAAAACTTCGACGGTAGAACCAAAGAGGGAAAACTAGTCAAAGAGTTTTTGGGCACGGTTAATATGAACGCTACGCCTGCTCATCAATACCAACCTGTACCTGAAATCATATTAACTCAAGAGCAAGTAGAGTTTACTATTAATCATGCGTCTACCATGAAAGCGCATGAGATAACTAGAGTCATATTCGCCAACAACGAGTTGTCCCACATGAGTCAAGAATGCCGAGCGGTTATCAAATGTTTAGAAGAAGCAAAAGAAGCTGGTACTGTAGCAGGGTTATTTGAGGAAGATAACGACGATGCCTCTGAGGACTATAAACCGCCAAAAACTTTCGACAGGATGCTGGGGAGAATTAATAAATATATTAATCCTGCGCTGGATAAAAACAAGTTGACCACGAGACAGAAAAAAGAAATAGAAGGTCTCATTGGATATATAAATACATACAGGTTATTGCATATAATTAACACTTATGACAGCAATACGGATAGAGACTTATTTGAAAGTAGTTTTATCAGATACACTTATGACAAAGCTGACTTACTTCAAGAGGAGGTTGATCAATACATCGTGCTTTCAGCAGAAGTTGTCATTTCATCTAATATCCAAAGAAGAGTAGAAACCCTACAAACACTGTTGGATGAAGCAGCTTCTTCCGGAGACGGAGAGTCTACTAGAATCTCAATGAGCTTAGTTGAGGCAATTAACACCGCTCAAACTGAATATAATCAATGCGTAAATAGACAACAAAAGTTGTTAGATTCGCTAAAGCAGAAAAGGAGCGATCGGTTAAGTAAGCAAATAAAAGAAAATGCCAGTATTTTGAATTTAGTACAGATGTGGAAAGATGAAGAGTCAAGAGTGAAGTTGCTTAAGTTGGCAGAGTTAAGAAAAAAAGCCGTGCAAGAAGAGGTTCAAAAACTGTCAACCATGGATGAGGTTAAGGCTAGGATAATGGGGTTGAGTGAGGACGAGGCATTAAATGGCTAAGGTAGTTTGTAAGATTTGTGATCAAGAATTTGAAACGGACAAATCGCTTCATTTACATTTAAAGAAGCATAAAATCCGTATTGTAGAATATTATCAAACTCATTACCCAAGGCATGACCTTTACGATGGTAATATAATTAAATTTAAAAATAAAGACCAGTATTTCTCTACAGATTTCAACAGCAAAACAAATCTTAGACTTTGGCTCAAGCAGCAACCAGAAGAGGAGGCTAAAAATTATTTACGTAATTTTCTAGTTAAAAGAATAGAGAAAAAGCACCTTGTTTACTCGCCAACTCAAGTAGAGCTTAGGTCTTTGATGGCTGCGCCAGTTCAATATTACAACCAGCTATTTGGAAATTATTATGAGCTTTGCGAAGACCTAGGTCTTCAAAATAAATACAAACCCTTTAATGAAATTGTCTCTGGTTCGGAGTGGTCTAAATCAAAGTATACGATTTATATCGACACACGAGAACAAAAGCCCCTTAAGTTCACTAGGCCTATGCAAGTCAAAAAGCTGGATTACGGGGATTACGCTTTTGGGACGGAAACCGACCTACATGATTGCTATATAGAAAGAAAATCATTGGCGGATTTCGTAGGTACTTTAAGTGGCGGTTTCGATAGGTTTTCTAGGGAAGTAGAAAGAAGCGTAGATGCGGGAGATTACTTAATTGTACTAATAGAGAGTAAAATGTCAAACGCTACGTCTTTCCAATTTCTTAGGAAGTCTCATGATAAAAGCAGGGTGTTTAAAAATGTAAGAGCAACCCCTGAGTATATAATGCATAATATGAGAAAGATAATGCAGGAGTACCCAAGAATTCAATTTCTGTTTGTAGACGGTAGAAAAGAAGCAGCAAGAGTCATGGAGAAAATTTTTACTAGCGGTGGGATACATAAACAAATAGACCTACAGCTAGCTTACGATTTAGGTAAATTATAATGTGGTATTGTCCTGAAAAATACGAGTTAGAGCAGGCTAATGTTAACGCTGAGTTAGCGAAGCTCAAGGGTGACCTTGATAATAAAGAAGCTAGAATATCTTTAGCTAAGTTTCTCAGGGCTAACTTAGGATTTACCACAGAACTACTAACAGGTATAAAGCTCGCTCCTTTCCAAGAGATTACCCTAAGGGGTTTGATGAACAGGAATTTCTCAATGTGTGTATGGGGCCGTGGTTGTGGTAAGACCTTTATCGCGAGCGTGTTCGCGGTGCTACAATGTATTTTCGAACCCGGAACCAAGATATTAATCGCAGGGCCCACTTTTCGTACTGCTCGTTTTATATTTAATAACATAGAAAAAATGGTTCAAACCAAGGGGGCTGAATTATTGAGACAAGCTTTTAACGCCAAGCCTTCTAAAAGAAACGATCAATACGAATGGCTTATAAACGGCGGCTCGATTACGGCTGTACCGCTAAGCGGTGAAAAAATTCGTGGTTTTCGCGCTAACATACTTCTTTTGGACGAGTATCTTTTGTTACCGGAAGAAATCATTAAGACCGTCCTAATGCCTTTCTTGGTTGCGCCACAGAACATGAAAGAAAGAATAGAGATAAGAGAGATAGAAGATGATCTAATTAAGAAAGGTTTGATGCAGGAAAGCGAACGCATGGTTTTTGAAAACGACTCAAAGATGGTAGCTTTATCTTCTGCTAGTTATACTTTTGAAAATTTATACAAACAATACAAAGAGTGGCAAGAAAAAATATATTCTGACGATATGGGTGATGCGAAATACTTCATTTCTCAAATGGGGTACGAATCTTTGCCAAACGAAATGATAGATCAAACTATTATTGAGGAAGCACAAGACGGAGGCACATCAAACGCTGCTTTTCAGCGCGAGTATTGCGCTCAATTTACAGATGGTAGCGATTCTTATTTTAGCGCTAAAAAAATGCACGAGTGCACTATCCCTGACGGAGAAGCACCAACTACTTTGATAAATGGCAGGGATGGCGGTAAATACATCTTAGCTATTGACCCCTCTTTTTCTAACAGTCCAAGTTCTGATTATTTCGCTATGTCTTTGTTGGAAATAGACGATGAAACAGAACACAGCACGCTAGTACACAGTTATGCTGTCGCTGGCGGAGACTTAAAAGATCATATTAAATATTTATACTATCTAGTGACTTGTTTTAATATAGAGATGTTAATTATTGATAACGCTGGTTACCAGTTTATTGATAGCGCAAACGAATCAGATCTTTTTACTAAAAATAAAATTAATTTAAAATTCTTTGATTTTGACAGCGACAAGGAAGGTCAAGATTATAATAGGATGCTAAAAGAAGCTAAGAGGCAATACAATCTTACTGATAAAAGGATAGTATTTAAGCAAAACTTTAGCACGAAATTTATCCGCACAGCTAACGAAAATTTACAGGCATCTATAGATCATAAAAGAATCTGGTTTGCCTCAAAAACTACCGCTAACGAAGCAGCGTTTACTAGGGCTACTATGCAGAGTGTACCGGTTAAATATACGCCAAATGAGAATATACTAGATTTAATAGAGTGGCAAGACGCTTGGGTTTACCAGACAAAAAAACAATGTGCCCTAGTAGAAGTGAAAAGCACCGCGAAGGGCACTCAGACATTCGATCTACCCCAACACCTAAAAAGGTCTACAAGCGCCACCAGAGCAAGAAAAGACAATTATACGACATTAATGTTGGCTTCTTGGGCCACAAAGTGCTATTATGATATAATAAAACTGAGAGAAGACAGAAAACCAGAAACTTTCAGCCCTATTATGATCCAATAAAGTGTAATTTTTTTTGAAAATGCCCGCTAGAAAAAAACAAGAGGAAACGCCGGAGCCATTAATGGCCTCGTATACGGACGAAGGAAAAACGAAACACGTGATCCGCGCTGCTTCAGACGCGAAAACGTCAACTCGCACCAGAAGAAATAAGTCCGCTACGATTGAGCGATTAGACAGGTTTTATAACATTGACCAAGGCTTGGTTCCATTTCAGAGAAGCTCTGGATCGTATAGCAACAAGTCTACTTTAAGCGTTAGGGACGCGGTAATCCTTTGTCAAAAAGCTTATTGGAATTCAGCAATTTTTAGAAACACAATAGACTTAATGACCGAGTTTTCATGCTCAGATGTTTACTTTACAGGGGGTAGTAAAAAAACTAGAGATTTCTTTGCTGCTCTACTTAAAAAAATTAATTTATACGGTTTCCAAGATAAGTTCTTTAGGGAGTATTATCGTTCAGGAAACGTTTTCGTTCATAGAATGGATGGAACATTGCAGTCCAGTGACCTAACTAAAATCACGCAAGCCTTCGGGGTTAGTAACGCTTCGAGCATCAAGCTCCCGTCAAGGTACGTCGTTTTAAACCCCGCTGATATACAAATAGGTGGTCAGCTTTCTTTTGTTAAGGGTCATTATTATAAAGTACTAACTGATTACGAGCTAGAGAGATTACGTAACCCGAAAACAGATGAAGATAGAGAGATTGTTAATAATCTGCCCAAGAGCATCAGGGACGCTCTAAAGAAAGACGCTAAACTTGGTGGTGGAGCAATTAACTTACCCTTAGACCCAGAACAGACTACGGCGGTGTTTTATAAAAAACAAGACTATGAGCCGTTTGCTGTACCCATGGGCTTTCCTGTGTTAGAGGATATTAATTTTAAGATAGAGATGCGCAAGATGGACATGGCCGTAACTCGTACCATGCAACAAGCTATTCTGTTAATCACGATGGGTGCCAAGCCTGAAGATGGCGGCGTTAATCAGAGAAATCTTGAAGCGATGCAGAAATTGTTTGATAATGAATCTATTGGTCGAGTTTTGATCGCTGATTATACTACGAAAGCTGAGTTTGTAATACCTAACATAGCTTCTATACTCGATCCTAAAAAATACGCTCAAGTAGACAGCGATATACAAATTGGTTTAAATAATATTCTTATTAGTGGTGACGAAAAATTCGCTAACGCTAACGTTAAGATGAAAGTGTTCGTGGAAAGACTTAAGCAAGCTAGAGAAGCATTCCTTAATGAATTATTAATTCCAGAGATTAAAAGAATTTCTAAGGATTTGGGTTTTAGAAGTTTCCCAATGCCTCATTTTGAGGATATTGATTTGAGGGATACAGACGTAGCTAATAGGGTTTATAGCAGACTAATAGAATTAGGCATACTTACTGCTGAAGAAGGAATCGAAGCTCTACAGTCTGGCAAGTTACCAACCGTCGAAGAGTCCCTAGAGTCTCAAGAAGAATTCCTCAAGCTCAAAAAGAAAGGTTATTACGAGCCACTAATCGGTGCTGGAGCGCACCCAAGTAACCCGAACCCAGAGCAAGGACAGCCTAAAAACAATCAGCCTAATCAGCCTAAAGATTTACCTCAACCAAGTGGCAGACCACCGCAAGTTAACACGCCTCAATCAACTAAGAAGGTTAGCCCCATTGGAGCAAATGAAACTAAATATAGTCTTAGTAAAGTTCAGGAAAACATGGCTAAGGCTCACACTTTAGTCCCCGAGGTTGAAAAAGAATTAAGAAAAATTCATAACAAGAAAAGACTCAGTAAACAACAAAAAGAAGTAGCTCAACAAATATGCGGGGTAATCATAGCTAATGAAGAACCTAAAGATTGGAAGCAGAAAGTTTCTAAATACTGCAAAAATCCAGTAGATACGAACGACGAAAGAATCACTGAAATAAATGAAATAGCCTGCGAACATCAAGTTGATCATTATCTAGCCAGTATATTATATGTAAGCAAAAGTGATGATTAACTCCTATGTCAAGAAAACGAGTAACTTACCAAACCCAAGCTTTGTACGTGGGTCCAGCGCCTTCTACCGGTTATCATTTTATGGACGTAGATGGTACGCCGGTGAACTCTGTTACTCGGTACATGACGGGTCATGAAGACGTTAACAATTTAGTACAGCAACTAAATCGCGTACATTCTGCCAGCTGGAATTTCTCATCGAATAGATTAAATGTAACCACCTTAGGTCGTCAGCCATTAGTCGATCAAACACAACTAGAACCACCATCTTTAAATTTCAGCTTCGCTTATTATTCATGCAATTTAAGGAATGAAGCTAGGATGGGTTTAAATGTTAATTTTCCAACTTTCATTGACCCAGCGTCAGGTGTTCCCTTTTTCAGCGATAATTATAGCGTAAATTTATTAGAAGGGTTTAGTCATGAACACAATCCGAACCACGGACAAGCGGGAGTAAACGAGGGCTACGCAAGCGGTTTTCTTTACCCCAAAAGATACAGGGACAAAAGAAACTTTTTCTTAAACATTTTTCCGGAAGGGCATGACGCAAAAAATGAAGTAAACATAGGTAGGGAGTTTGCAACTAACACTTTG